GTTAGCACCATCGAGCCTAACGTAATTCCTACGCTCGTCCTTATGCCATTTAATCATAGCGGGAGTCAGATAGTTCTTCCCAATGCCCTTAGACATCATGTTGAAAGTCCGCACACGGCCTTTAACCATCTTCCAAGTATTTTTATTAATCATGTAAGAGAGACAGTACATAATCGACTGCTCCGTTACATTACCTATGTGCACTTCACCGTGAAACCATTGTTTCCGGATCACAGCTTCCGGCACATCACCGAAAAGCAACAGATGATAATGAGGCCGATACGTCTTTGAACCATATTCACCAACACCGTAGTAGCGCAGCTTATATCCTGCTTTGCGCACGCGCTTAAAGAATAGCTGGACATGTTCACGGTGTAATTGCGGGACCCCATCTTTCCATTTCAAATGCGGATCAGCATAGGTCAACGTCACAAACTTCTTTACGAGATGTTGACGACTCTCATAATGCAAACGAAGCGCCCAATCCGAGCGCTTCGTAGCTCCGCAAAACACACACTTCCCACACGGGACAACCATGTCTTGCTTATGCAAATAAATAGGTGTCTGACACTCCATCACTGATACATTTTAGTAACATCAGGCCACAACGCCTGATCATACATAGCATTAGTATGCAACCTCACAAATTCTTGCCGCCACCTTTTCTTAGAAAAAGTCCTAGTAACAGGATAATTCACCTTCGAGCTAAAAACAACACTTCGATGAATAAAGACAGCATACTTAAACTTTTCCATAACACCTAAATTCTAATTCCACCTCGCGACATGCGATAAGTCCGAATTGATTTACCACGGCCGCGCTTGCGGCCACGACGACCATACTTTTTACCAAATCTTCTTCTCATAACATTTTCATTAAGAGTAACTGAATAAATTGTAGCACATGCTGCGGCGTAATATCCGCCTCAGTCATGAACTTTTTCTGAACTTCCAAAATAGCATTCTGGAATTCTTTGGATTCGAGCACCTCGGCTTTGATTTTACCGTCGAGCTCGCCTAGTTTGAACTTCTGTTCGAGAAGCTCAACTTCTTTGTACAGCTTGTTAACCTGTAACTGACGTGACGCATCGGAATAGAACTTATCGTTCTCCCGGATACCGGCCTCGCTACGCTTGATGTTCGCCGCGCTCACTAATGTATCGATGACGGCATTGAGTGCCGTATCGTTGAGCAGCGGGTTCCGGGCGATGACTTCGCCTTTCAGCTTGTCAATCTCTGTAAGCGTACGCGTGCGTTCGTTCTGAACGTCGCGCGCAGCTACCTGCGATTGAGCGAGTGAAGACTGATTGTAAGTCGATGCCGCATCCGTACCAACACGCGACATAGCTTCTGGAGCGCGTAAACTTTCGCTTTGATTCCCAGGGGTGCCCTGAGAATACACCAGGTGAGGATTGAGACCAGCAGCCTGATACCTCTGCATTTGAGAACGAGGAGAATTGTACTCATTCTGAGTGCGTACGTAGTTTTCGTTGATCTTACGTGCCCGCCAATTCTGGACCGAATTGATGATGGCACCGCCTGCGGCTATGGCCGCAGGAACTACCCATGCCGGCATTATTCGACAGGGACAGGGTTAGCTTCCTTTTGGAGCTTATTCAGATACTTACCGTGAAGAACGGTAGCTAATGCCAGACGGGCGTCTGGGTCGTCTAGAACAGCCTTGAGACAGATCACGGCTGTTTGAATATCCCTCGACAGATAGCCGTCTACATCGGCTATAGAGAGGATCTTTTGTTGCGGATCTTGAGCGCCCTGGGCGTCTTGATCCTTTTTGGTTGAACTTTTCATAATGCGATGATAATGAAAGGAGTGTCAACTAGCAAAGTAAATCAAGTAGATTACTTTGCTGTCCCACCGTGGGACGGTGGGGATGGGGAATTCCCGTTTTGGGCCACTTGTTTCTAACGTTATCGTTGTCGTCGCAAGCTCCTTCGCCTCTTAGTGTTGAGTTAGTGTCCTACGGGCTTCCCCTCTCCCCACACCTTTCCATCCCTTCAGGATGTCAGGTGTGGGGAGTATTTTTTTTTGATGAAAAAAAATTTTTGTTTTTTATTGTTTTTGTTTTTTGTTTTTTGTAGGGGTTGTTTTTGTTATTAGAATTGTTATTAAATGAAAAAGGCCCCGGGGTCCCGAGGCCTTTAAAAATTACCTGTCACGCCCCCTAAAGGGGGGGATTTTTAAGCGGCCTTACCCTCGGGGCCTTTAGAGCCTGTAGGAGGGTTTTGTGCCGCTTGTTGTAGAGCTTGCTCCGCAGCTTTTTTAGCTTCTTTTTCTGCGGTTATTTTCTGATCGGCCTCTTTCGCGGCCTTCTTCTTCCGTTCCGTGTCTGCCTTTAGCTGATCGAGAATTTCGTCCTGATCGACACGGTCCATCTTAGCGAGCTTTTCCAGATCGTGTTCGCCCTCAATATACACGCCCTGTTTTTCAACTGGAAGAGATTCACGACGTACGAAGCGTCGGAACATTTCAGCGAGAGACATACACTGATTGGGCAGCGTTCGGCGCTTAGCGCCTTCACACATGCGCCGTACCCTGGGCACGGGCCTGTAAAGTCTTACGTTACTCATACGGTATTCAATATAACGTGAATTGTGAAATAGACCATACATTATTGAAACCCGAGGGTGTTAGGTGTACCGAAATACGGCAGAGGTCGCTTCGCTTTGACACGGTTGTGTAGATATATCCAGAAGTTGTCCTGGACAGGAGCCGCGAATATCCGATCCTCGATGTTCGGATCGAATGCGGTAAAACTTTCGTCTAGCGGTGGGGTTATCCCGAAGTCAAACGTCAACGACCAGAATAGTAAGTCGTCGTGAAAGTCTCCATGCGACGTGTTACGTCCCGTTTTCCACTCGGCATAGCGGGATTGATAGCCGAACACCGGGTAATCCGTTGAAGTAGACAGATCGGCACCGGTACCGGTGAGGTTGACGGACGCCGCGTAGATTTCGTAGTCGTAAACTTCCTGCTCACCGAGCTTAGCGAACGTAGGGAACGGATAATCCAAGAACGAACGGCGGCGAAAATACCTGGGCAGACCCTGATGATAGGACGGCGGATTAATGATAGATAAGATACCAATGATGGCACCATGTTCTGGGCAGTACCAGCTGAAACCGCGCGTATTACCAGTAGCGATACCGTGACCGGCCATATTTCCTTGCGGAACATTGGCGGCGTCACCGTCCTGGCTCCAAGCGGTCGCCACCACTTCAGAGATCCTAATGGGAATAAGACCGCCACCGATGTATTCGGCACGTTGCAAACGAGAATCCTGCGGCTGAACACCGAAATGGGCCTGAATGGACTCGGTATAACGGGAACCGCCTACGGCGTTCCTTTCGAGCCATACTTGCAACGAATACGCCGTACGCCAATCGTTGACCAACGGACCAACTGATTCGATGTTCCGAATCTGAATGTCCGCACCGGCGGCTTGCACTATACCCGTAATCGCGGTGATGTCACCGGTAGCAGGGTTTCCGCTCGGATCAAAGAGCGCCTCGGATACCGCCAGATAGTTAATCGTAGACGGAATCAGAACCTCAGCGCCTAACTGCGGCGCGTTAAGCGCACTTGTAAAATAGTCGTGCTTGTAGCAACGACTGCGCAGCGTCATGTAGTTCGCTGTCCAATCAGCAGCACCGCCAACGCCAATGGTTCCGGAGGACAACGGTAACGCTGGATCAAGCGTATCGTCATTTACAAACTTACGATCGCGGTAATAGTCATACCAGACTTTCTGGTACACCGCGAACGGCATACAGTCCAAGAAGTTATTTGTGAAATCATCCGGGTCGGGAGCATTCGGCAGATCCGTTAGAATCGGTACGCCGAGGTAATCAGGAAGCCGTGACTTAGCGAACTCATTCGGATTCACACCGAGCATTGCCGACACCTGAAATTGAGGGACGACCGGCGGGGGATTTTCCGGATCTGGTCCGAACTGCCCGCCGGTGATGAACGTTTCCCACTCATCCCAGAGAAGACGGTACGGCACGAAGAAGTAGTGCACATAGACCTGGAGTTGATCGTAAATCGGCGCGAGCAACGGAGCCACGCGCACGATCATTTCCGTATCGCCATTGAACTGATCAGATGGCACACACTCCTGATACAGGATAGGGTATAAATACCCCATTTGCACGGACAATCTTTTGTCGTGCGAGAGATCGAATGTCGAGCGCTGCGGTTTCCGCATCTCGACAGAATTAAAACCTTTGAAGGTTCCCATGTTAGATTAGTAGTTTGGCCTGGGCCTTAAACCGTATTCGGCCTTCTTGCTGACGCATCATTTCGTACCAATAAGCCAGAGGGTCCTTCATTTTCGCTCTGAGTGGATGTCGTATCCATTTGACCATAGCTTTAAAGGTGTCCTTCTGCGATCGCACGGCGATACGGACGAGGTCGACCTTTGAAAAAATTTTGAGTTTATAATACCGGGGAAGATGTCGTTTCACTCCATCGATGAGTGCATAGTTCTTTCGGTCGGACTTATGCCACTTAATCATTGCGGCTGTAAGATAGTTTTTGCCGATGCCTTTGGACATCATGTTGAAGCACGGCACACGACCGCGCGACATCTTCCACGAGTTCTTATTTATCATGTAACTGAGACAGTACATTACTGACTCGTCCGTTACAGTACCAATGTGTACCTGACCGTGTGGCCATTCGTCACGAATGACTTTTTCAGGTATTTCACCAAACAGGAGCAAATGATAGTGCGGGCGGAATGTCTTCGCCCCATACTCCGCGACGCCGTAGTAACGCAGCTTATATCCTGCTTTGCGTAAACGCTTAAAGAATAGCTGGGTGTGACGGCGATGAACTTGCGGGTGACCGTCCTTCCACACTAAATGTGGATCGGCATAGGTGAGCGTTACGAACTTTGAATCAAGATGCATCTTGCGTTCGTACTTCAGGCGTATAGCCCAATCGCTGCGGCGGGTTGCACCACAGAAGCCACACCGCCCACAAGGGACGACCATTTCCCGCAAGGGGAGATATTTGGGATAAAGACATTCCATGTTACCAGACGGAAATCCAGTAATAAAACTCAGTACGGCGATTCCGTTTATATCCGGACCATAGCAGAGGGTACTGTTCGCGAACGTTGCGAACACAATCTATGAAATGCCTCACGCCGTTTTCGCCAATAATTTGACGAGCGATGCCACGCCGGTTGTTTCGGGCTAAGCGCCTGGGGAACCACGTATCCCCGAACTCTTGTACGTACGTTTTCATAACCGGATACCGCCTCTAGACATACGATAGGTGCGCAGGTTTTTCCTGCCGACCCGGTAGAAGTTTTTCTTTTTTCCACGACGTCTCATAAGATTTTAGTTAGTAACAGTTTGACAAATTCGAGGATTTGCTGAGGTCCGACCTGCTTATCCGCGAGGAACTTTTTCTGAACTTCAAGAATGGCATTCTTGAATTCGTTGGATTCGAGAATGGACGCTTTAATTTTCATGTCCATTTCGCCGAGTTTGAACCGTTGTTCAAGGATTTCAACTTCCTTGAAAATCTTGTTCGCCTGTAGCTGCCGCGTTGCGTCAGAGTAAAATTTGTCATTCTCCCTGATCCCGGCTTCTGAAGCCTTGATGCGCGCCGTATCCGTTAGCGTATCGATGATCGCGTTGAACGCGTCATCGTTCAGCAACGGATTCCGGCTGATTACTTCGCCTTTGAGCTTGTCGATGTCGGTGAGCACCTTTGTACGTTCGGTCGTGGCCTCTCTTGCTGATACCTGAGATTGTGCGAGTGCACTTGAATTGTAAGTGTTCGCAGCATCCGTACCGATAGTCGAAGTACCTGAAGGTGCGCGTAAGCTTTCGCTTTGTTGCCCAGGGGTACCCTGTGAATAGACCAAGTTAGGATTGAGACCAGCCGCCTGATAACGGCGCATTTGAGAAGCAGGAGAATTATACTCATTCTGTCCGCGTTGGTATGCCTCGTTTAGTTTTCGTTCCCTCCGTCGACCGATGGCATTAGCGATCCCGGTGACGGCAGCGATGGCCGCAGGAACTACCCAAGCTGGCATTATAGATCGGGATGACCTTTAGACCTGAATTCATCGATTTCAGATTCGATGGCCATTTTCTGACGGTGATTGAGATACTTACCGTGCAGGGTGGTTGCGAGTGCCAAGAGTGCATCTTGGTCATCGTGTACAGATTGCAGACACAGCAGGGCAGTGTGCAGATCTCTGCGAAGAAGTTTTTGGACTTCAGCGATGGTGAAGATCTTTTCTTCTTTTTCTTCGGTCCCGTCCTGGACGGTCCCGTTTTGAGTTGACGAATTGCTTTTCATAAAGTGAAGAAAACCAATTTGGTGTCAACTAGCAAAGTAAATCAAGTATATTACTTTGCTGTCCCGTTCCGGGACGTTTTTGGGCAGTGAGTCTTATTTTGGGAGGCGCAGCTGTGTCCTCCTTCGCGTCACAGGTTCCTTGTCGTCGTCCGTATAGCTACCCAATACAGGGCGCCTCACTGCCCGCATTCCTTCAGAATGCGGGGGGGAGCATTTTTTTTGTGAAAAAAAATTTTTGTGTTTTGTTGTTTTTGTGTTTTGTTTTTAGTATGTGTTTTGTGTATGTTGTTGTTATGTTCCCGGATAGAGGCCGCGTCGGGGTACCGCGGCCACTCTCATTTAATCCGGGTGTGTAGGCTGAAGCGCCAGATGTGCTGAATGCAAAAGGCCCCGGGGTCCCGAGGCCTTTAAAATCTACCTGTCACGACCCCTGAAGGGGTGGGATTTTAAGCGGCCTTACCCTCGGGGCCTTTGGAGCCTGTAGGAGGAGTTTGAGCCGCTTGTTTTTGTGATTCTTCGTAGAGGCGTATAGCCTCACGTTGTTTTTCCTGTTTGGCGAGTTCCTCTTTCGCTTTTTCTTTCGCGCGTTTTTCCTTAGAGGCAGTATCTGCCTTGAGTTGATCCAAGAGTTCATCTTGTTCGACGCGGTCAAGTTGAGCGAGTTTTTCGAGGTCGTGTTCACCCTCGATGTAGACGCCTTTCTTTTCCACTGGAAGAGGTTCACGACGCACGAAGCGTCGGAACATTTCAGCCAGGGACATGCATTGATTCGGGAGTGTTACACGTTGAACTCCCTCGAAGGTCCGCCGTACCCTTGGCACGACGGGATATAAGGTTACCTGTTTCATTGGAAGCCGAGTGTATTAGGTGTTCCGAAGTACGGCAATGGCCGTTTAACGGTGACACGGTTGTGTAGATAGATCCAGAAGTTGTCCGTGGTAGGAGCCGCGAAGATCCGGTTCTCTATGTTAGGATCGAATTCAACAAATGAATTTCCAAGAATCGGCGTGATTCCGAAGTCAAACGTGAGCGACCAGAACAATAGCGTGTCGTGGAAATCACCATGTGAAGTATTGCGACCTGTCTTCCATTCCGCGTAACGTGATTGATACCCAAACACCGGGAAGTCGATAAAGGTATGCGGAGTAGGCGACGAAGCGCCTGTAAGATTGACAGAGGCCGCATAGATTTCATAATCGAATACCTCCTGTTCACCAAGCTTGGCGAAACTAGGGAACGGATAATCGAGAAACGTACGACGTTTGAAATAACGAGGTAAGCCCTGATGATACGATGGAGGATTGACGATAGACATGATACACATGATCC